GGAGAAGTTAATCTATGAAGATATGCTTCCTCCTCATCAATATTTCCGTCTGTGTTTTCTTGTGCATATGAGACACTATTATCCTTGTCAAATTGTTCAGAGTCACGCCAATCACCATCTTCATTTCTATTAACTGGACTTCCGAACTCAGGATTATTTGGTGGTAGTAATGCATTTAACTCCTGAAAAAAACTAACTATTCTTGATTGTCTTGTATCACCCTCCGGCAATAATTCAAATATATTAGTATCAAGAAATTCGTTAGCCTTTACAACATCAACATCTGATTGTGATTTTTGTATTGGAATAAATTGACTTACATTTAATGGATTACCTTCACCAAAAATTAAATTAGTAATGTCAACTACACCACCCTCAAGAGAGGCACTTTGAATAGATACACTTACAGTATTATCTATACCTTCTGAAATGTTTATTGTGAAAAATCCAGTTAATGTATTTGCTATATCAGTTAAGTTATCTTCTACATTAGCCTCTACATCTTTTTGGAAAAGAGCTAACACACCATCACCTTGTCCAGCTTGTAGTTTACCATCACGAATAAATTTCTGATTATTCTGAACATCAATTGTATTAATTAATGGACTTTTTATTAATGCTTCAGCTATAGAATCCAACAATAGCTCTAAATTACCTGTTGTGAATATCTGTTCTTGAACTATTAAATCACTACTTAAATCAATATTATCTTGTTGAGAGTAAGCCATACTTATTTCCTTTTCACTACAAATTCAAAATCATCATCAAATACTTGTTCCTGCCCATCATCATATTTTACTTTTAACAATATTTTATAAACTCTATCAGGATAGAAACCATCTAAGTATTGTATAAAATAATTTGAATCACTATCACAACTAAGTTTTGTATAACTTGTATCTTGATTATCTTCAAATGGAACAACGAACTCATCAGTCGCGACATCTTTAATCGCATATGAACCACTACCATTAGTTACGAATGAACCAGTCACAGTTTGAACTGATGTAGAAAACGATTTTTGTATGTATCTTTTTCTAGCACCGACTCTAAACTTAACTCTCTCACCCACCTTATAACTTTCCCTTAAACCTTTCATATATAAAAAGTTATCAGCTAATCCACTCATTGTTAATTCATTCAATGCACCAGTGGAGAATGAACTATCATCCCAACGAACTTCTAATCGTGGTGAAAAAATAGTATGTGTGTTTCTTGAGAAAAATTTTAAATGTCCAAAAGTTTCACTATCTGTTTCTTGACTTCCACTAAAACGAACTAACATGCCATAGTTTTCTTCTCTACCCTCTAACCACATATTAACCATATCAGTTACTTCTACATTTACATCAGGTGATTCATTTGCAAAGGCTTGTGTTGATGAACTAACACTCAACACCGTAGTACCAGCATCAACCCAAGTCACTGCTGTACCACCAATTGGATTACTACGATTTTCCCAACTACATCCATTGGTGTTTTTAGGATTGTCACCAAACTTACCTGTTCCCTCTGTCCAAGATTGTGATATTGGTTGAAAAGCTAATTTATATTCTTCAGTCAATTCTGCATTACCCTCAGCCTCATAAAGTCTTAAATAATATTTTGCATCTGAAGCTATAGTTCCATCAGCAACAGACTTTGATAATTCGGTAAATTCCGTTCCACTAAATTGAACCAATGCTCTTGTTTGATGGTCGAATGAATTGTTATAAAATTCTTTTTTAACTTCTAATACCTGGTCTCTTCCAAAGTTTTGGTCTTTAAAAGATTCACCAGTTATTGTTGATGAACCACTTGAAATCCAAGTGTCTTGTGATGGAAAAATAAAATGATGCATTATCTAACTCTCCCTTGTATGTTTTGATTTGGATTCTTTAATTCAAAAACCGTTGGTGTTGCTATGTTTGGTGGTAATATAATTGTACCATCATCTGAAAGAGCATTTTCAAAATTATATTTATATCCATAACCCGATGTGCCCTCTGCAGTTGATTGGTCTACAAATCCTCCATCAATCACACCATCACCATCTATATCAACACCATTCCCACTTGTACTATATGAGTAAGTATAAGTTGGAGCTGTTAACGATGTTTCATTTGTAATATAGTCATTATGTTGTGTAAGTATTACATGCCCAATAGAACGAACACCTTCCACTCCCATTATTTCAAATTCTAATTGACTTTTATATATTGGTTGATTGAATTGCATTTTTTGATTTGCAAAATAATCCTTTATTCTTTGAATACAATTTAATTTAACTTGTTGTTTGTCAGCATATTTTTCAGCTATGACATCAAATATGACACCAAAGTTAACAATGTACCCATCAGTAATTGTCACAACATCTGTCAATAAGTTAAAGTTTTCTAAATATTTTTTTATATTTGTTATTAATGTAACTGGTAAATCATCATTTTTATTTAAAGAATTTGCATGTGGATTACCTATAAATTGATTTCTATTATTATATCCCAATACATAAATATTTATTGGAGATTGTGAAAAATTAGTTGTAGTAGCATAAGTTGTTAAATCAGCTGTCAAGTCTTGAACTCTGGTACTATAATCAATTAGTGGTGAGATTACACCTTGTATTGTTACTAACTTTTCTTGTGCAGTTAGTTCAGGCAAATCTATTACATTTTTTATTAAATCTAAATCTGAAAAGATATTATTATTGTTGATTGCAATTTCACCAATTTGATTATTTAATTCATCATTTACACGATTGTCAAAATTTCTTGTTACATAAACTTTAGCTATGTTACCATACTTACTTGGCATATTTAATAGTCTAGCTTCATAGTCCTCTTTAGTCACTGCTCTATTTTGTGTTGAGAAAAAAGCTTTTGCTTTTTCTTTAATCTCAGTAACACTCTCTTCATCTTTACCACCACGAGCTGGTGCATTATTTATTACACTTGTAAGTGTAGCTGAGGTATTTCCATTCTGTGCAGTTGTCTCTGGTGTAGTGGTTATATCACCACTTGGAACATTTGAACTAACTCCACCACCAACACGATAAGTAATAGTTAATGTTACTTGATTCGGAGCTTCACCTAATGTTGAATACTCATCACCTAACAATGGGTCAATGGAATCATTTAAATCATTTGATTGTCCTGGAATTGTAATTCCAATTTGTTCCAAGTCAATATAACCCTCATCGACAATTTGTCCATTCTTTAATACACCATTACCAAACACTAATGATGTTGTGTTGTCTTGATTTGTTTCACGAGTAAATCTTTTTGTTGTTGCGATGTAAGATAAAGAAAAAGGAACTGCAGTTGTTGAACTGAGACCACCTGTTTCATTTGAATAAGCAGAATCCCTATTTATATCAGTTGTATAATGAGTACTAATTGGAACTTTATCTTGTGCAAGAAAATCAACTTCATACCAATTGTTTCCATTTGAATCTATACAAGAAATAATATCAACAACATTTGTATCTGGTATAGTAAGTGTTTTAAATTTTTCAGGTACTCCAACCTGAAATGAAATTGTTTTTTGTTTAGCACTTACAGCCTTTACATTTCTTGTCAATGTATAAGTTTGAGCTAAACCACTACCTGCCGTTTCACCAATAGTGTCTCCATCAGCTGAACCAGTAATTTGAAAATCAATTGGTTCTAATGTGGTAAATATAACTTCTGTATTTGAATCAGATGTTATTTCAATTCCAGCATCAAATGTACCAGCATTACTATAATCAATTTTTGACGCATCAGATGTTAGAGCGTTTACTTCTGATGTAAAGGTTAAATCAACATAAGCTGGAACAATTGGTTTAACTTTATAACCAAACATTTTAGCTAATGTAATTACATTTCTTCTTTCTTCTGCTAAAGGTAACAATAATTCACGATATTGTTGGTCTATATAAAAATTTAAAACATCACCTACATACGCGTTCATTTCTAATAACATCATTCCAGGAGATGCTTCATTGAAATCACGATATGAATTTGGAAAATAAGATTTCGCATAATTCATTAATGATGTTTTTAATGATTGAAAATCTTTATTTAAATAATTTACATTTGATTCTTTAAAAGTTTCTTTACCATATGTTGGCATATTTCATCTCCAATTAATATCCGCCACCACTTGTTACTGATGATTCCGGTTCGGATACATCACCTGAAAATTGTAAGGTGACGGAATCTAAAGTGTTTGGGTCTTGTTTAATGTTAAATAATATTTTTATTCGTATTTCATTTACTCCGATACTTGTATTTTCTTCTGATGATGATACTTGAATATCTCTCACCTCAACGAAAGGTAACCAAAACTCCATTTTATCCAATACAGCATCTTGAACACCAATTAAATTTTCTTCTGTAATGTGTTCAAATAAAAGTCTCCTTAAAGGTAATCCTAAATTTGGTTGAAAGAATCTTTCACCCTCATTGGTTTGTAATAAATTTCTTATATTGTTTTTTACAGCTTCAATGGTTGTTGAAGTGGTTGCAAAAAATCCATCTAATCCATCACCTCTACGAATTGGTAAATCAATACCAACTTTCACATTAGTATCATTATCTTGAATATATGGTTTTCTTGATGTATCTTTAACAGCCATTATATAATTTTCCTAGCATCTTCGTCTAATAATTTGATAGTTGTAAAGTCTCTCTGCCCATCCTCATCATCAACATTGAACCCACCTTGAGAATCAGGATCTTCACCAATAAAGGCATAACCAGTAGATTGTAAACCACCCTCTTGTTTACTTAAATCTAATCCAACCATATCAGCCCCACCCTCCAATAAAGGTGTTATAGCTTTTTCTATTTCTTGTTCAAGCTTTCTTATTACTTTATTTATTCCTGGAATTGGTCCCCCTATTTTTCTTAAAACTTTTAAAATAGGTTGGTACTCACCTAACAATGTATCTAATTTTACATTAACAGGTTGTGAAGGTGTTACTAACTCCTCAACAACCACAGGTGCTTTTAATTGTGTTATGGTAAAGTTAGCCTCCCTCAAAGCTTTAATAATAGCACGAGATGTATAGTGAGCCTCTCTTTCCAAATACGAATCTCTTTTTATATCTGGAGGTTTTATTCCCACATCTTGAGCAGCTTTTACTTTAGCCTGCATTAAATCCCATTTTAAACCTGATTTTTTTATAGCCATAATTATCTTCTCATCTTAGATTTTTCTTGTGATTTTTTTAATACTTCACTATAATCTTTATTTAAAAATTGTGCCATTGGGTCACTTGATGGAACTTGCTGTGGTGTTGAGTTCATCATATCACTATATTGCCCACCAACAACATCATTAATTCTATCCGTTGTTAGAGTACTACCACCTAATGTTTTCCAACTATCATCTTGAGCTGTTTCATTCAACACATCATTTAATACTGAATTTTTTGTGAATGATTTTTTCTCTACTATTTTCTTTTGTGGTTGAGATTGAGTTGGTTGTCTTAATTCAGTAATGACTTCTTTAATAGCCATCGCAACTTCTTCTCTAACGATTTGTCTGATTATAGTTTTGATATTTGTTTTTTTCTTTTTCATAATTACCCTTGTTCTATTTTATGTTTTGTACTTAATATTTGTTTTAATTTTTGTTGTATTGGTATTATTTTTGCAGATAATGGAGCGGCTGTTCCATCTGTTAATGGTAATGGAGAACCATAAAATAATGAAGCTGCTTTACTTAGAGCATCTAAAGTATCTGTCAAAACTTCTAATAAAGCATCACCTAAAACCATACTCTCCATAGTTACTCCCTCTTTGTTAGGGTCACCGATATTTACATTATCTGATACAGTGTTTAAATGTTTAGGTGCACTTATTGATAATTGTTCACCAGCTCCAATGTATATGTGCTTAATTGATGAAATAAAAATATCATCAAGTTTTGAATTTATAGTAACTCTATCTGAATGTAGTAATAATTGATTACCATTATATCCATAAATTCCTTCTTGAGAATCAGCTCCATTATTTAAACCCGAGTAAAGTTGTCCTATTGGAATAGTGTTTTCTTCTACTTCATCAGAAGATAATTTAAATCCAATTTTTTCTTCACCATCAATCTCACCAAAAGTTTCTGATTCAATATCATTATCAATAACACCATCAATATAACTTGGAAAATGTTCTGCTAATGTCCCATTTGAAGTTATTGTAATTAAGCTACCATCACCTAAAGTCTCAAACTTATTTGTGACACTCCT